CAAAGAAGAACTCTATCCTGCACACGCCGGTAGCAGTCCTCTTCTGGACCACTTGAATTCTCATCAGGATCACCCTTACAACACAAACACAATGGGATGTCTTGATGTCAACGGTACTTGCAGCAGCACTCTGCAAGGATACTCCGGATATTCCGATCCATACGTTCGTGATGTCGGATTTTCAGATTACGGCACCATGGCCAACATGGACTATGAAGTAGGAGGCCGAGGCGGCTTTGCCGTGGCCGGATCCGGATATGGCGGATTCCCCGAACGTAACTTCGTGGACTATCTCCATGATACCGAACTGGATCCATCCGTGAAGTCTAACCACAGACAATACGTGCGCGATATTAGTCGCTTCTACACTGGCGCACACTTTACTACGGTCGCGGACGATAATCGGGATGCATTCTCCACAAACTTCGTTGGACTGCGTCGTCCTAAACATACTCCAATAGGACCCGACGCGCGCCAACAACAGGACGTATCGGAAGATGTGTTCAAACGCAACAGGAGGTTCTTGTTGTAAGCTACAGACCATCATTCAAAAAATCACATATTTATCTTTTTTGAATATATATCCATGATAAGAAAAAATGGATGAGCTAAGCATTGCCATGGATAAAATTATTTGGTTCCGCACCACCGGAGGTAAACTACATATTGATACGCCCACCGAAACATTTGTGATAGAAGATGAAGCAACTATCAAAGACTTGGTTAGACTACTGCGCGATCCTCAAGTGTATGAACGCAAAAAATGGATTAACATTCCCATTGCTAGACTATAAAACATTGGATGCTTGTTTTGTAAATGGACAACTCCACATATTCTTGGTCAATTGTAAATAAAGTGATTAATCACCAAATAGGTCTTGAATTCTTAGAAACAATATTCGAAAATACAGTCAAGATGATTGTTGACCAACCATTTCTACTCAAGACTATGTGGACTCTTGTTGATTATGTCAGATTAGAATACAAGGACATGGAAGTGTTCAAAACTCACCATATGATGGGCATTGTTGGAACAGATTTTGAATGGGGCTATCATATCACCCCAACCTGCGTAAGCGGGGTTATACGACTTATGGATAAAGAATACAACTTATCATTAATATTTATTCCCAAATAGTAAAAAAATGCTTGAGTTTTTTTATTAAACTTCGTCAAGATGTCCTAAACTAGATGATAGAACAACAAATAGGTTGTGGGTAGTGGAGCCAGTATTCCGCGGCCAATTGTGCTATCATTTAAGCGCCAGGTATCGTCTCCGCGGCGGCAGGTGGCCGTGTAATGTCCGGAGGTATCAGTGCCTGTATGATCAACTTGGGCAACCAATTCATACTTTACAATACTACCTTTAGGGAGACCCGGGAATTTCAAACCAAGCGGGAAGAACACGTTCTTCTTACCCACTCCACCATATCGGCTGGTGTGTTTGTGCATTACAATGACAAAGATTTCTGATGTGAGATGCAAATAATGTTCCATACGACAATCGGAAGTGATCTTACACTTTTCGCAAGTGTAGCCTTCCACTATAGATACTTGACGCAGCAGATGTTCCTCAAATTTTTTGTTATTGTTCAAGTCTTTCTCGCGGCCTGTTATTTCAAAATATGACATAACGTCATAGCTGGGATCGCTCTTGTGCTCACAATTCGGACAAACGATTTGCTTCTTGTACTTCATCTTGAAGCGGTCCAGCATACTATCGCCGATAGATTCAATCAACAGCTTAAGTGTTTCATCAGCGCATTCGTGGGTCTTGCCATATAGTTTATTGATTTTATCATCTCTGCTTTGGGTTATTTTTTTGACCTCTTCAAATATGGGCCTGGCCGTTCGCAGAGTTTCATCCCCATCAATTAATTGAAGAAACTCATGCACAATAGCATTTTCTGTATATTTGTCAACATGTTTGCGCATAGTCTCTACAAAGCCGGTGCAACTTAACAAAGCCTGTGTAACAGCGTTAAAATGGCAAGATATCCCAGTATCATTTTGTAGCCCAAACAAAGTGGTTGGATTCTTAACATCCAATTTAACTAGCCCTTCCATTCCGCCAATAAAAGTATTTGACTTTTCGGCTGTGAGGTTTCAATTTTTATATAGTTCATATGCCACTGCTTTAGTGGTATATAAGGAAACTCCGGTTATCAATTCCCCACGATTGGCATCCAATTGCGACTTAAATTTATATTTGCGCGGCTTTACATATAACCTCACTTCTTGACCCTTTAGATCTTGAGCAGGACAACGAACTTCCATTCCGTTATCAAAGCTAGGCACTCGGTGTACCATGCAATAAGTTTGTGTGCAATTTACGGTCAGAGTATCATCGAATAAAGGCTTTTTTCCATCATATTTGACTAGAAAATTCCACACCCTTTCGCGTTCTTCCGCTTCTAAATTTATATGCAATTTGTAATATTTACTATATTTAATAACATCAGTGCAGAACCCTTTGATATTCATCTCCGCCTTGGTGATTATAAGATACAAATTTGAAAACTTCTACAATATTAATTCTGTTATAGTAAATGGTTGTCAAAAAGTCAATGCTGGAATATTTCTCCCAGATTTATCAAGGTGGATTTGGCCCACCTCCTTTGGCAGAATTAGTTAAAATACCTGATCAGTTAGTTCAAGTGTATGTAAGTTGGCGGACTCTCACTATTATCGGCCGAATGAAAAAGTTCCGCCCAAATAACATGAAATCGATAGTAACGCAGTATCGTCCTGGAAGATTACAGTATATATCAAATAAATACAATGTACCACCACTGTGGTTGTTGAAAAGATTGGCGAGAACTCGGCAGGAAAAACTGAATGATGCTAAACTATCCAAAGATTTACGATTCGCCGTAGATAATGATATTAGTTCAGCCAAATGGCTACGCAAAGAATCCACGGCATCTAAAGATTTTGAAGATCGTGTGGGACAGTGGCTCACAGAACATAAAATATTGTATATAGATGAGGAAAAACTAAAAGAGGAGCAAATTCGTGAATATGGAAGAGCGATTGCTACACCGGACTTCCTGTTGAAGAAACCTATAGTAATTAGTGGACAAACTATCCACTGGATAGATGCAAAAAACTACATACTATTTGACAGCTTCCTCTTGGAGCATGTTAAAAAACAAGCTCAACGATACAATAACCTGTTTGGCAATGGAGCTTTGATATTCTCAATGGGAGTAGTGGAAAACGTCACCATTCCGTCAACTTTGGTTTTGGATGCCCGAGAGATTTTGGGATCACAGTTGTGAGATGCAAAAAAATTTTTTGTTTGTAAAAGTTGCTTTTATGGGAGTTTAATATCTTAGAGATTTGGAATCAGCAACTCTGTTTCCGTCCATTGCAATGCCATGGACTTCAGTTACATCAGAGTTAAGCAGAGCATGACCGCTGATGATGCGAGTATCGTACCACTCGAGCTCTTGGGCGAGCTTCAGGCGCATTGCACGTTGTAAGTTGGTCAGCCAGAAGATGTTACGGACCAGCTTGGTATCGAATCGCATCTTACCAATACTTTGGGCAACTGATGTACTCGGGGTACCAGCTCCGAAGTCAACGCTCTTGGTTTCAACAACTCCTGCATCGGTCTTAGTTGGATAAGTGAGATATCGAGAATTAGCAGTTCCAAGGGGATTGTCCCTGGCTCTAAGAGCCGATGAGACCTCTGCTCCACGGGAGTCTAGTCCGTCAGTGCCAAGTTCAGTGTTTGTTCCTCTTACATACAATTCACCAAGCAGTGCCTTGTTGTAAAGATGATCTCCGAGGAAGCGAGGGCGGCCGAGGTCCTTGCCCATTCCGCCGCGGAAGATTGCGCCAACATTGGCAGCAAGAGTTCCACCGTACAGCATGTCTTTGGTAACATCTCCATATGGGTTGCAAAGTAGCTTACCAAGAGCCTGTGCGGGAGTATCAGTGCCTGTAACAGCAGCATCGTCGCAGCCGAACATTTCCATGACGAACTTATCGAAAGTGTAAGAATAGTTGTACAAGTTGATAAGTGGCACTTCCCGACCAAGCATAGTCAGGTTAATAGGCACAATATTGAGGTCAAGCACATTGCGAGCACGCATCTCCTTGCGAGAGCTTCGGCACTCTTCAGTATCCCCGGCACAGTTGGCCAGTCTCAATATACCCTCCTTCATGTCATCCTCCTCAACCAGCTCAATGACCTTTTCGATGGAGTTTTTATAAGCACATGGTTGCTGGTTTTCAGGGCAGGAATCAAGAATATCGCAGTACATATTGCACGGATACCTTTCAGTGGCACCAAGATCAGCGGTGCTGTCATTCAAACGGGAAAGGAATCTCTTCAATTGCTGATTCTCGGCTAAATATTTGAGCATAGCTGTGTTAGTCATGAGCAACTTGCTGACATCCGATTCACTCAATGAGTGGCGACCATCTGTAGTCTCGTTATGGAATTGGAGAGTACGTTTAGTAGATGGGAAGTCGGACAAATCGACCGATTCTGCGGAAAGCACTCCACGAGTACCGAATTGCAGCTTGAAGTTCGGGTTACCCATAGGCCAGATAGGCAGGCCAGGCAAGGAGTCTCCCGAAGAGTATCGGCCTGAAGTGGCATTCTCATTCAATCTGCAACATCTCAAGTAGTATGCCAGGGATGAATAAGGCATAATAGGCATGTATCCGTGTTGGGTCTCGTAATCCTTGATAGAGCCCGTGTAAGTTTCAAGATATTTAGGATCATCGTCAATTTGGTCCATTACCTCAGTCATACTGTTTAGCAGTGAAGTGCAACCATTGCGGACTTGGTCAATCATACCGAGCAATTTCTTCTTCAGATTATCGGAAGTCTCATCGGTGGGTGCGTCGATGGACATAGCTGTAATTCCGTCAATAGCGGGAACAGCAGCTGCGTCGGCGGGCGCAGTGGGTCGGCGAACATTGAGCTGCTCAGTGAACTTACGGACCAGCGAGGCCTTGTCGCGCAAGAGAGTGAACAACTTGCGGAAGACTGGAATCTTGGCCTTGTAGGATTCACGCATGTAGAGCGGAATCTCAGCTAAATCGGGCTCAACATATTGTTTGGTACCGCCACGACCTTGGAGAGTCATCAAGCGCTTGAGTGCAAGACCCAGACTAGATACAAGTACCGAGCTGGGTTCACCAGCAACGCCCAATATACCGCTATCAACACGCCTCAAGAAGGTAGCAACAGCGTTAGCAAAGTTAACGCCAGCTGCCGTAACATCGTTAACAAATGTCACAAATTCGGGCACTTTGTTGGCTAGATTAGCCGCGAGCCAGGTTTGTAGAGCAGCTGCATTAACTCCCGCCGTCAGTCGGCCGCGTATGGCTGTAGCATCCGCAGTGTCCAAGGGAGTCAAATAATTAGTAGTACCAGTTAACGCTGTAGTCAGTGCAGCGTTATCACGCCCTAAAGCTGCTTCAATTTCAACCTTAGCAAAGAGTTTCAAATAAGGATCAGTAGCAGCTGCTAATACATCATTCATGCCGCCAGGAGATGTTCTCAGAGCGCTAACAAGATCTGGTAATGCTCCAAACATATTGGTTGGATTAATTATATCACGGATGGTTTCGTCCTTCATGACCTGGACATTAAATGTACCATTAGCAAATTCACCAACAAGGGGCAGATAGATTTTACCATTGGCTTGATCGTAGAAGCTAGACAAGTACATGCCTACCAGTTGATTGAACAAATCAACAAGACTGCGGTGGTTGGTAACAGCTCTCTCTTGGTAAATTCTAGCGCGTACTGGGGTGGGAATGGCAGTTACAATCTTGTCCCAAATGTTCCCAGAAGCGGTGCTCTCAGCAGGCTTATCGAATGGATTGGTGTGGAGCTTACCAACAGTGTCATCGGCCAGGTCAATAAATTCATCAGTGGTGAGAGGTCCCCATGGTTGCTCGGAGAATGAGTCCCAGAAAATCATTTCACAAAGCTCACGATCGAACTGGTGAAGTTTGTTATCACCAGTATCTATAACTGCACCAGCCGTACTATCAGCCTCAGCTGTCCATTTGGTGGTTAAATATTTCGAGATCTTATCCAAGTAAGTATTGGACTTATCAAGGATCAACTCAGGCTGGTTTCCTTCCGGATCCACAGGTGCGCCGGCAATGAACTCATTGAGGAATCTCTGTTCAAGGTAGTACAATCCGCAAGAGTTATCATTACCGGCAGAATCCTTGGCATCTTCGAACGTACTGATCAATTCGCGAGGAAGGACGCCGCGGAACTTGTCCATCATACCTTTCAAATTGCGGAGTTGTTGTTCAACATATGATCGGATCTTGGAGTTATCAACAAGCACATTACACTTGTCGATTTTGATGTCAGTCAAATCTCCCAGGTCTTGGTATGCAAACAGCACTTCAATCAAATCCTTGAGCATTTTACCTTGGTCAATAGCAAATCGAAGTCGAGCATTTGCTCTTCGTTTTTGGCTAGCGGCACTGCCCGTAGTGGGATTCAAATTTCCTAGTTGAGTGTTAGTAATACCTCCTGACGCTGCAGCGTCGTGTTGACGACCAGCAGAAACGGGAGTAGCCCCCCCTGCTCTTAATAGGTAGTTCAATGGTCTATCCTTCTCATCTGCACATAGTAATCGTCCTGCAGCTGGGAGAGGTCTTGCAGCAGGGGCCCATCCTTCCGCGTATTTAATAGATTCACTCATATCTTCCAAGCATTGGACGAAATGGCGAGTTTGATCATACAGACCTCGCAGAGTGAACAAACCGGTGATGACGGTCTCGTGGAACAATGCCAGAGAGTGAGCCATGGACTCGATAGACAGACTACCGAAGCCGTTGATCAGTGACATAGCAACATCAAAGCGTTGTTTGCGGTCTTTAGCATGGCTAAGTTCTTCTTTGCGGGCCTTGATGACCTTATCGAACTGATCCCATTCGGTGCTCTTGTAATCAATACCTTCGAATTCATTATTGAGGCGGGTACGAAGCTTCTTGAAGTTCTCAGCTCCAGGAGTAGCACCAACATCATCGGTGATTTCGTACTTGTGCTTGCGCTTGTACTCAGAATCAAGAGCTCCGATGGATCTGTAGCGATCCGAGTAAGAGGCTTTGGATGGTTCATCTTCGTATTCACCACCAGGCAGAATGCTTTCATTGGCCAAGGTTTCAGCACTGAATGGATCATAAGATTCCTTACGGTACTTATCAGCAAGATATTTACCGCGTTCTTCAGTAGTCATGACTCCGAAGCTAGTGTTCATCTCGCCAACGAAAGCGTGAATAGCATCGCTAACAGGAGTCTTGGAGTCCTTGAAGCGTCCGTAGATCTTGTTAATCTCAGCCACCAAGACAGCGGCATCGGTGTTAGAGTAAGATCCTTCTTCGACATATCGAGATTTAGTGAAGACCAAATCAATGAGTCCGCCAAACACGCCCATGTTTTCTGGGATCATGGTCACGAGAGGATCAGTCCCATCGTAGAAGTTGAACACGTGGCGGTACAATTCCGCAAGCAGAGGCAGGCGCAAATACAATTCCATGGCGCCGTCCAATACCTCAGGATATGTTTCAGCACCACCAAGTGCAATTCGCAAGTCAGTGAACTGCTTACCGAAGGCCTGCTTTTCAATAGGCTTGTTAATCAAGTTGTACAGGCCAACAACGGTCATGACCTTGGCAACCATGGATTTGACAATCATCTTGAACACCTCATCGGCATAGGTGAACTTACACTTCCAAACATCGGAAATTACAGCTCCAGCCCCCTTGGCAGGAGCCATAGAAAGGTAAGCCTTCT